CCAAGAGAGGATTGCTTTTTAAGATTTGCGAAAGACATAGGATTTGTTGGATTAGTTGGATTTGGCTTTTGTGAACTTCGTTATTCTACAGGTCTTTGCCCTCTTTGTCAATTTGAGTTTTCATAACGTCGAGCATCTTACCCATATTGTTGAAAACCGTATTCATATCAGTACCAGATGGAAGACCCATCATCGTAGCAGAATCAATAATATTCTGCTTCATCTTTTGAGCATCGGGATCGTCTGATAAACTCAAACGAGTATAGAGAACCTTTTGTTTCTCAATCAATCTTTCTAAAAGACTGACATGAAATAGTTTCTCTTCCGAACTCATTTTAGGAAAGTTAAACACATTACGATATACATCATCTTGGAGTTCACTTATTTCTGTCATCTCTGCACGGACAACTTCAGAATCGAAAAAACTCATTTTCCTAAAACAATCTCCTTTACGATTTTCTTGTAACGAAATACATCAATATTTAGAAAGGGAGAATACTTTTTCATTCGGAGACTTACGGTTTGCCATACTGGGTCATCAAGTTTGACATCAAAGTTCTTTCTGAAATCAAGTATCCTATCAAGAATAACCATGGTTTCTATAGAGATATCACCACCCAAATACTTTTTAAGAATGATTGGATGGCCACTCTTACTTGCAAATACGGCATCTAAGTCCTGATTTACAAGTACGTGCTCAAGTTCTTCTTTAAAAATATAAGAGAGGGACTGATTTCTTTTCTTCCATGCGGTATATCGTCCTTCACCCTCTCTCATCATTTCACCGATCCAGAGTTTACTTGGATCAGTACAAGTAATAAAGTTAGATACAAAGAACTCAATTACTTCTTTATCATCTTTGTTTCGTGCTAGTTTCTCAAACCAGAAACGATCTTTCCGTTTATAGAAAGATTGTACGGTCGCACGACTCTTTCCACAATACTTATGGTAATCATACTTTTCTTTTGTGAAGTGATTCTTCAACGAAAGATATTGTTTATAACAGTCAAACGGCATCACAAAAAATAAAGATTACAGAGGTAGTTTTGCTCGCGAACTCTTCTTCAGAAAATTAAGTTCCATTGCTTCATACTTTACCTTCTCTTTCAAAGGTTTAGTAATTAGTTTAGGAACAAACTCTACATCAATACTATTCTTTTCACAGAAGTGAATGATAGCATCAATATATTTCATCTTACCCTCAAGGACGAGACTTTCAATCTCTTGCGTAAATCGGGCAGGACAAAAGAATTTATTCTCTAGTGCTTTTTCTAATTCATTCTCCATCCGCTGACCCAGTATTGTGATGTACAAATTCTTTAATGTATCTAACTAGCAGCTTAATATAATCGCCTTTGTTCCTTTTGTCAAATACCTTGACCTCACCACCAGGAGTAACCATGATAGTGATTAGTTTTTTGACGGAGATACCAGTTAGTTCATAGTAAGCAGACGCATAAAACATCTCTTGGACAAAGTAGTTTTCCAACCACTTCTCTGGTTTAATCTTTTCAGATGTCTTAAAGTCAATGACTGCAAGTTCCCCTTCGTATTCAGCAATGCAGTCTACTCTTCCTGCCAATCCAAGATACTCTGAATACAGAGTTCTTTCGATAGCATGTACATTATTTATCTTGTCCAGATATGGCTTGGCATGATGAAACATGAACTTTGTCAGAGGTTTGAAATCATCCCAGTTGATTTCTTTATTCAACATGTAAAGTTCAGTTGCCGCATGGAAGTCTGTTCCACGCGATGTTGCCTTCTTCGTGATACGATTAGCTTCCTCAACACCAACTCGCTTACGCCAGTCAGCAAAGATTTGTCGATTATAAAAAGAAGTTACAGACGTAATAGAAGGCACCCAATCTCCATTTGGAAGGTTATAGAGACGGATGCCTTTTGTTTCTTTCTTGTTTAGTTCAAGGTCACCGAGATAATTACAATGCTCAAAAATCATAAATTAAGATCCATTTTTGCTACTAAGTATTCTTTACAGAGACCTGAACGAACGATGTCTTCGACACCAAATTCAATAATATCCATAGATGGCATTGTTCTGAGAATTCTCATGAAGTCAGCAATACCATTCTTCTCTGCGGTTTTAACAAGGTCAGATTGTGTTGCGTCACCGCAGAACATAATCTTACTGTTCTCACCAATCCTTGTGATTATACTATCAAGTTCGTGGAAGTTCAAGTTCTGGAATTCATCAACAATGATGATTGCATTATCAAGAGTTGTACCACGAATGAATGAAGTAGACCAGAAACTTACAGTGCCTTGAGTTTTGAGGTTGCCATACAGCATCTCAAAGTCTGCTTCTGTAGGAAGTTCAAACATATACTTCACCATATTCTTATATGGAATCTGGTAAAGTGAGGATTTATCCTCATGATCCCCTGGAAGGAAACCGATCTCTCTGGTCGCTACAAGCGATCTAACGATGTAAATCTTCTCGTAGGGTGTCTTGGTATCAAGAACATCTCTCAGGGCATTGTAGAGCGTGATAAACGTCTTGCCTGTTCCTGCTGCACCATAAGCAACGATGTTTTGATCGTTCTTGTAACAGCGGAATAGTTCTTGCTGGTTTTCGGTTAACGGTTCGATGGGTTTCATCAAATCCGTGTTGATTGGTTTCTTTCTTTTCATTTGTTTGTTAGACATTCCAAATGGAACTGGAGATTGACTCTTCCTTTTTGCTGGCATAGAAAAGATTAGTAAGGACGTACAGTTGATCCTGGAGCTTTCGATGCTTTGTGTAAAACATCGTTCCAACCTGGATGAGTTTTTTTGAGTTTATCTTGAAACTCACCCACATCCCCGTGACCGGGGAGGGTTGATGGATCGCTCCAGTCTCTTGTCCAATCTGGGTTATCTTTACACCACTGACTCCATTCATGAACACTCATCTGAACTTCTTTCTGTTCGCCAGTCTCTCTATTAACGACAGGGTATGTTGCCATACATCAATTCCTTTACTTAAATTTATTTATGAATTCCATTCCATTGCTTCCGCAACGGCAGGGAACTGTTCGCAGAAGATCTTCTTAGCACCCAGAGCAATGTCCATGTGCTCCTTCTGTGTTCCATTAGCAGAACGCAAATCGATATAATGGATCCATGATCGCACTGAACCGGTCATGTAGATTCTAGTGGGACAGGCGAGTGGGAGCACAAACCGGGCACACTCCTTTGCGATCGATGCATCAAGCATCTCCTGATAGAGTTTCATTCCTTCTTCAAAGTGCTTTTGCATTTTGATCTGGAACTCTTGACGGACAAACGGGTCAATATCATCAATAGAATTCTGACGATTCTTGGTGTCTTGACGGCGTAGTTCAGGTAGAGGGATCTTCTCCGCGAGTAGGGAAGAATCAGCATAGCGTTGCGAAAATTCTTGATATGTGAACGAACGGTGCCGAAGCACTTGAGCCGCGATTCCCCTGGTAGTATTAATTTCCAGGGTCATATATGCCTGCTCAAAGATAGACCAGTGCTGGTGCTTCACACAATACTTTAGAAGACCAGAGAACTTTTCGTTCTCCTGGTTATTTGGATTCGACACACGGGCACAGTAGGCCATGTGTTTCTCTGCGTCTGGTGTTGCGCTAATCAGTTTGATATCAGTTGTCATCGTCTTCAAATACTTCGTCGTAATCTAGGATGTAATTTTCTGGAGGGTCATCAAAGTTTTCTGCTTTGTATGCATCCACATTTGAGTATACCTCAGACTCCAGAGCATCAACAAGGAGTTTGAGATTCCTTACTATCAACTTTAGTTTATCTCTATCCATAAAAAAATGGGAGGTTTCCCTCCCATTCTAACACTATTCAGTTAGTTAAGCAATCACTTGACGTAAGTGCGTCCACGATAGCAGAAGGTGCCGGGAGTCTCTTTGGACTCTACACAACGCTGGTCATACTCAACACCACGATATGAGGTGTGGGTAATCTGTGCGTCATGAAGACGTGCTGCTTTCTCGATTTGGTTCTTGATCAGTGTAAGGGTGTTCATGGTAGTTACTCCTAAAGTAGTAGAGGGTTTTACTCCCCGTTCCTTCAGTCGTGTGCGTCCCCGAAGGGATGAACGATCCGTTCCGCGACCTACTTGCGTCCCACAGAGTGGGATGAACGACAGGTCTATTATAGACCTCATACCGTATTTAGTCAAGTAGTTTTGTATATGCGATACTGTTTATTTTACAAACTTATTGGGTTGATATCCAGATGGATTAAATTTTCTACCAAGTTTTGATGGTATATATTTTGTAGATCCATCACCTTTTGGTGCATACCTTCCACCATCACCAAACAGTTTATCATATCTCTTGGCACTGACGGTACGTCCAGTTCCACCCGAACCCAATGGATCTCCAACAACTTTAGTTCTCTGGTAGTTAGTTCCACCTGTTCTGTTTGTTTTTACTGCTTTAAAATCAGTCATCTGATTAGGACCAGATGCTTGTCTAGTATTAAATCTTCCACCACTTCCACTAGGAACTGCGTATCTATATTTGGTTTTGAACTTATTATCCCTCTGAAGGACATTCAGTCTGTTTTGCTGTCTCCTCTGCCTATATTCTGCGGTATCTTTAAAGTCAGGTTCTGTTTCTGCTTGTCTCTCAACTCTCCGTTGCCTTCTCTGATTTCTTTCTTGAGTCTTATCCTGTTGTCTTTCAGCTCTCGCACGTTCCTTTTTATCTACCTTATCTACCTTATCTTCCTTATCTTTCTTCTCTTTCTTTTCTCCACCACCACCAAATCTACCACTTACATTGATACCACCACTAACAGTGGTCTTCATTTTACCCTTCTCTGAAGATGCAGATTGTGATTGTCCTGGATTAGCAATTGCTCTATCAACAGCACCTCTTACTGATTGGTCTGTTGCTTGTGCAGGAACAGCCCCACGACTTACATTAACATCAGCAGTCCAGTTTGCTGCCTGAGCAGGGGCTCCACCTGCCAATGCTGCTGCTGCGGCGGCACCTATAGCAGCTCTCTTAGCAATGCCAGTACCTCTTCTCTTGACTGCTCTTAGTCTACTTGCAATACTTTCTGCAAGTTCTTCATCTTCACAGACAGATAACTGCTCCTCAAGGAAGAAAATCTCTTCTTGGATTTGTGAAAGAAGAACCTGATCAGATTCTTCCATAAATTTAGAGAATGTTTTCATTTACCCCTATGTTCCCATAGAGGTATTTATTAAATAAGCATTCCTCTCTCGTTCATATATTGGAGAGTTTCTTTCAGAGACCCACGATGCTTAAGTCCAATAGCAATTTGAGGATACTCTGCTTCATCACCAAACTCAGCACGAAATTGTTTTTCCGTAAAGTGTTTGTCTAGTTGATAAACAATAACATCATCAAGATGAATTGCTTCTAAAAGAGAAGATGCTCTTTCACATTCTTGACTGCCGTTACTATAAACTAGTGCTTGTGTCATTTTTGTTTGTGATTGAATTCGATTACATATTTTTCGTGAGTTGTTGTTCTATCAGAACAAGTATAATGTTTCAATTCACCGTCTAATATTTTACAAAGATTATCTAGTTGTAATTGAGTAATGAACTTTGTAAATTCAGGTGTTATTCCTATCCTTTCGGATCCAGGTTGGTTAAAATCATCACTCATTAGGGCGTCCTCCAATAGCATCCCACATTTGTTGTACCATATCAACAGCAGGTGGGGTCTTATAAGTCTGTGGTGGTTTTGATTTCCACTCATCAATTGCTTCCTGCGTAGGAACCGCGATTGTGAATGGTGTTCCTTCTTTTTCAAACTCCTTATTCATATCAATATATGTTTGAGGAGTAATTTTAATTTCAGTCACGTTGTCGCCAGTCGTCGGGTTTGTCTTGCTTGAACCAATCTACAATTTCATCTGCAGAACCGAACCCCGATTTGTAATTAGATGGGTCGGGGTCTCCTAGTCCCATCTTATTCATAAAATCATCCATGCTGCCCTCCTCAATATCCTGAGCAGCTTGACGACGTGCTTTATTTAACCAGTCTCTTACTGTTGTGTATGACTTGGCAAGTTTCTCTGCCCACATCATGTCAGTTAGAGAGACCTCTTCTTTATTAGCAATACATCTGCAAATGGACTCTAGTCTGAGTCTGTATTGAGTGGAGAGCATGTTAGTTGATTTTGAGTTTGTCTTTTAGATCAAGAACCTTGTTAACCTCGTTCACCGCAATAGACATTCTGTCTTGCAAAATGTCCATGATATCTCCATGGATGACTTCATTATCCACATAGTCATCGAAGTATTTGTCGATTGCCTCTTTGAGATACCTTTTGCGGTGCCACTCAGGTGAGTATGGTTTATAGGACATGGTAAAGATAGTTTTTCATACTACAGAATATAGCAAAATCTGGTTGACAAGTCAACTATTGTATTTATCTATAAGTTTGTCAACCTTAGTTTTCTTACCAGAAAGTTTTTCAATCTCACACATTGAAGACTTCTGGTATTTCTTCAGTTTTTTATACTCTTTAACGAGTCTTTGAATGTCTTCATGAGGCATTTCAACTTCTACATCAAAGAGTTTCTTTTCAAATCCCTTACTCATTTTTTCTTCTTGTCTTTGTCTTTTGACTTGTATCCCCACAATTTAGGATTTACTGTGCCAAATCCAAAATCAATTTTTTGTACAGCACCCTTTCCATACTTATCATAGTACATGTCAAAAAGTTTTGATGTTTTGGAGCACCTCGTTAAGTCAACGTACTCTACACCATCGACAATATACCAAATAAGTCTGGCATCATTGGGAAAAGATTTATCGTTTGCTGCATCTATTGTTGTCTTCTCAAGAAGAATTTGGCAACCGTAATCAGAAGGATTTACATCATTAATTTCTGATCCGAAACTTGCCATTTCTTCTTTTTCCTGTTGATCTACAGCAACACTCATGAACGACCACCCCAATTGATATCAGGATATGCGTCTTGTACGTTTGCTTTTGTTAATCTGTATTTAGATTGCAACTGCTTATCCTTCACAAGACAAAGGAGTTCTGCTTCTTTTGGATGAAGACCACGAAGAAGATTAATGAACATCATCTCTCTACGAGTTTTGGTGAGAGAATCATTACCACCTTTCACAAAGTTATAAAGAGTAGTCCATTCTTTGCGGAGAGACGTTTTGTTCCTACCATCAAGGTCTTGTCCAGTCGCAGATAATCCACCTTTCGTTTCATTTGCGATGTTTTCTGAAAGAGATCCTTCAAAAACAGTCTGCTCATTTGGATCACCATAAGGAACCTCACCTGCAGGAACCATTGAGATAACACTGTCATCAAAATTCCAAATCAATATAGATTTGACAGAGTTGTCTTCATACTTCTTCAGAACTTCTACTTTCTTAGCAGTAGTTCTTTGAGAAGAGGCAAGTTCCAAAATCTCAAAGACAAAGGGATTTACTGGAAGTTCAATTGTTTTAGGAGGAGTTGCCTTCTTTACAGTAGGTTTCTTTGTAGTTGCCTTTGGTTTTGTTGCTCTTGGTTTTCTAGTTGTCGTCTTCTTCGTCGAATTCGTCATAGCCATTTTCAAATCGTACTGCTAAAATTTCGTCTGGTAAAATATTTCCGTTTTCATCAAACATTTCTGGATGTGTGTAAACGGGTTGGGTTTGATATACATGGTCTTTCGCTAACCATCCTACCACACCTCCAACAAAAAACATCATGATGGAAACTAAAGTTCCTATGGTGAGAGTTACTGCTAACATCTTTCTGTACTCCAGACTATTTTCTTCTGATGTCCAGATAGAAGTTTAGATGGAATACAATCTCTCTTCGGAAGAGAGAGACCATCTTACCAAACTTTATCTGGAAAGTTTTGGGCGGTTCTGGTTTCCTCCTCCTATTACGTAGTAGTAATTCAACCCCACGATTTATGTGGGAATCATGATTATTTAGTTTGCTTTTTCTTTCTTCCTGGTTTTCGGTCACTACTATACCTCCACGCATCTTCTAGAATGCCATACAAATATGTTTTGATCTTTCTTGCTTGAGGTTTTGGAATATGTCCATAACCTTCTCGCAACTGTTTGTGTTCATTGTCAGCACCTCCCTTGAGATATTCGTCAAGGTCCATAGTGATCTCACTGATTTCCCATGCAGTAGTGCTCTCAATGAAAGCATCTATCTCATGTTTTTTGATTTTGTTATCTTTGAGATAATTGTAGAACTTTAAATTCATTTGTCCCCCAAAGGCATTATCAATCGCATGTTCAATAAGATCATAGATGTCGTTGAGGTTTTGTTCCATTAGACCAGTTTTTGTTCCCTTAGATACTTGACGGTTTCCATACATCCACCGATGAGTTCATCATCTTTGACAACTCTGGGGAAGGTTGAACCCTTTCCAAATTTATCGTAGAACTCCTCGCGTGTAAAGTCCCTATCAAGTTTATATATCACATGCTTGATTTCAGCGAGTTCTAATACCTGCTGAACTTTATCACAATATGGGCATCCATTTCTAGAATAAACTGTAAATGTCATTGTTGATTTCTTCAGATAATAAAGTTGAGGCCAAGTATCTTGAATAATCTCAGCCAATTTGTAAGGTGTGTTCTCGTCAATCACTCTTTACTGATGCCCAGTCTTGATCGAAAATCTCAAGACCTTTATCAGTAAGGATATGGTCATACATTTGGTCAAATACTTTTGGCGGCATCGTGCAGATTTCAGCACCATTATACCATGAACGAACTGCTCTTTGCACACTACGAATAGAAGCAGACAGAACTTGTGTTGGAATTCTGTGGATACGATACAGTTCAGAGATGCTTCTGACAACCTCCAGACCTGCCACTGACTGGTCGTCCAAGCGTCCTACAAAGGGAGAAACGTATGTTGCCCCTGCCTTCGCTGCTAGGATCCCTTGAGCGGCGCAGAAGATGAGTGTGACATTGACCTTGATTCCTTGCTCAGAGAGTCGCTTACATACAATCAGACCCTCGCGTGTGCAGGGAACTTTGATTGTAGCAACACTACCAAACTTTTCATACAGACGAATACCTTCGTCATACATCTCAAGATCAGATCCCATGACCTCCATGCTGATATCTTGTACCCCAATGTCCTTAATCTTCTGATAGACATCTTCTGGGTTTTTACCACTCTTCATAATGAGAGTGGGATTAGTTGTGACACCATCAACTAATCCCGTGGAGAAATATTTTTCGATTACGTCGGTGTCTGCTGTATCAAGAAAGATTTTCATTAATGGGCGAATTACTACGCCCATTATATATCAGGAATCCTCGCCTTTGTAAAGACTCTCAAGTCTTTCTTTTGTCAAATCAACATACATGACTTCATCACCAGGGGCAGGTGCTTCAGGATGTTTTGGTTTTGTTGGAGGTTGTGGTTTCATATCAAGTGACATGATATTTGCCCACATCATTGCGAATGCAGCACCCCCAATGAGAGCAAAGCACACACCATATACGAAAAT